TAGAGCCGATCATTGATAGAAAACCGTTGTCCAGGCTCAAGCGTTGCAGGAACCGTTTTCAAAACGGATAACGTCACAGTACCGATTGCAGCGGTTGCAGAAGTGTAGACGTTTGTGTATGTTGATAGGTAGCCGGAACCATCTGAAAAATATGAACTGTCTGAATGCGTTGCGGAAAGCGCATAAAAATCTCTTAGGTTTTTGCCCAATTCATCCGTTGCGGAAGGCGAGCGGGGATAGTCCCAAACGGGCAATGAAATAACGTTTAGCTGACCTTCGATCAGAGTATCAAGCGCCCGCCATAATTTAATCATGGAAGTTGAATAAACGGGAATGCTAGAATAGCTAACTTTCCATAGGCCAGCGGAATTGCTAACGACTTGAGTAAAGCCGTTAGCAGCCGCAGGACCGCGCAATGACCGATGAGAAATGTCAACGGAAATATCTTGCGGCTTCAATATTTTCATTGGCCATTGAATTGCCATTTACAATTGTCTCGTTTGGGAATTGGCGATATATCCAGGCATATTGGCTTTTGTCTGTTTTTGGCTTTCAGAAACCGAAGCTTTAACAATCGCAGGGGCAGAGTTTTTGATTTGGGTGTTGGCGATTTGGGTTATGACGCCTGTGTCTGTGTTGGTGGTCAGTTCAATTTCAATCTTTTGATTGCCACCACCAACAGAAGGTGACATTTGATGATTTGGGACAATTCGACCTGATGTTTTTGGAACGAACAATTCCGGTCCTTTTTCACCGACAACAGAAACTTTGTTCATTGGTGGAGTGCCACCATTGGCAAAAAAACCGCCAAAAAGTGTTCCAAGAAAACCGCCCAATGGACTACTAGAACCCACGTTAGAAAAAGAACCAGTCCCAAACAAAGCATTAAGACCAATTTCCATAAGTTGGTCTGCTATTTTACTGAGTGCATTACCTAGTGCTTCTGTCGCTGATTTTCCATCTTTCAAATCACTAATGAAGCCGCCAAAAACGTCTCTAGCAAACTCTCTAGATTCTTGTAATTTTGATGCGAGTTTTTCTTGACTATCCGCCAATTGATTGCTGGCTGCTTGTGCCTGTCCTTGTCCTTCAGCCAAAGAGCGCATAGCTTCTGCCTGAGCGCGAGCTTCAGGGGTTAGTTTTGACAGATCTCCATAAAGCAACTGCTGAACATCAGACAATTCGCGGCCCGCCGCCGTTCCTTGTTCTTGAGCCATTGTCAACAGTTCTTGAGCGGCTTGCAATGTTGTTAGCTTGCTGCCATAATCCGTAATCAATGGATTAAGAGTACCGCGAAGCGCAGTTTCTTGTTTCAGGAATTCAATTTCTTGAGCCTTCTGTTGAAGCCTCAATTGAAAATTTTCTTCAGATTCAAAAGCAGACTTGACATCTTTGCCAAGGCCAGTTGCATACATGTCAGCTTCAGAGTTTCGGCGAGCTTTGTTAATACCGCCGTTATCCGAACCGAGACCACGAATAGCCTTGTAAATGGTCTCAGAGTTTCCGGTCTTGATAGCCGCAACAATGCGTTCTGGCAACGATCCATAGTTATAGGCAATAGAAGTCAAAGCCGTTTGTTGACTTTCGTTCATTGCTCCGAAAGTGTCGCTACCAATTTGTCCTTTGATCGTATTTTGAAATTCATCAATACGACGTGCAAGATCGCGGTTCGCTTGTTCGAGCGTTACCGTCATACCTTGCGTTACTTTTTGAATAGAGCCGTCGTCAAGTGTTACCGTGTCAGACCCAAATCCAGCGCGATATGTGTTAACATCCCAATAAGGTGTAGCACTGAAGCTTTCAAATTTCTTGATAACTTCAGTTACTTTATTAGTGATTGCGGCACCTTGCTTGCTATCATAGATTTCACCTGCCGCAACCTTGGCCGCGCCTTCAGACAAAGCTTGACCAGCTTCTTTTGCGTCTTTTAGAAGCTTTTCGGTGATCTTGGCAATTTCTTTTTCTTTTTCAGAGCGAAGTTCAATTGCCTTTTGTTCTTCAATCCAAGCGTCTTGCTTTTCTTGTCTAGCGTCTGGTGATGCACCGCCTGTTTGGACGGTGATGCTATTCGAAGAACTTAGATCCTCTTGGCGATCAATGACGGCATCATAACGTTCAATCACTTTTTCAAGCGCAGTGATAAGCGGTTCGAATTGATCGGCAAGTTTACGAAACTTAGGATTTGAAGTTGCAAGTTTTGCAATTTCTTCGCGAGCTTGTGCGGCGCTAGTCTTGCCCGACAAAAGGCGATCAGCAAGAGAAGAAATTTCTTCTAACTGTTCTTCTGAGACCATGCGGCGCGGCGCGATCTGAACTATTTCGTTCAGATAATCAGCCGCTGCTTTTTTGGCACTTTCAAGTTCAGCGGCCAAAGTTTCAGCCGCGCGCTGGTTTTTGTCCAACTCGCTAAATGAGCTACTACGCCCCATTTCTTTGAGTGCTTCGCCAGTACCTTCAGCGGCGACTTTCACCTTCAAAAGCGAATCGGCATAATCAACGGCAGATTCAGAAGAATCATCAGCACTTGTCGCGAAGTATACGGCAGCAGCAGCGGCTACGCCAAGAATAGCACCAATAGGACCGGCAGCGGCGGCAAGACCACCAAAGGCAGCAGCACCAGCAGCAGCGGTTCGAGCAGCGGCAATGGCTCTTGTGAAGGCAATCATTTGATTGATCGCAAGGCCAAGAGAGACGAGCATTCCACCAATAGCGCGACCAACAAAGGCAGCGGCAATAACAGCAGCAAACTTCAATGTCAGGTAAGCGACGTTTTCAAAGTTGTCAGCAAGGGACGACAACGCTGCAACCAAAGTTGCGGTTGCACCATTTGACTTATCCGCTTGACCAATATATTGCGTCATAGCATTATTGACTTTGGTCATACCATCTGAAATGGTCGAAGTCGTCGCATTAAATGCAGCGTCAATACCTTGTTGCGCATTGATAATTGCACGAAAAACGCGATCAGAAGTTAATTCGCCTTCTTCGCCAAGCTTCTTAAGCTGGCCAATGGTCACGCCAAATTCGTCCGCAATTGCCTTGGCAATGAGGGGAGCGTTTTCACGGATAGAGCGAAGTTCGTCACCTTGAAGGATGCCGGAACCAAGAGCCTGACCAAGTTGAACGATGCCCGCAATTTGTTCTTGCGTTGTCGAACCGCCAGCCTTAAAGGCTTTGGTCACGGTCTCAGTTGCCTGAGCAATTTCCAATTCAGATTTTGCGACATCGGAACTCGAACGAACAAGCTTTGCATAAAGGTCAACAGTCGCTTCGAACGAAGAACGTGTTGTATTGGCCATCATGTTCAACTCTTCAAGAGAGCGAACCTGTGTTCCGGTAATCTCAGCGGCAGCGCGGATCTTGTTTCCGGCGCTCGTCCAGGCGTCTGCATATTCCTTGATTTCACGAATGCCAAGCGAAACACCAACAGCAGCGCCAACTTGGCCCAACGTGCTTTGGAAATTGGAATTGGCAGACGAAACGTTGTTATTTATGCGAGCGTTAGGGCGAATAGGCGTTCTATTAATATTCAACATCTGTTGTTGAATGCGCGTCAATTCAGTGCGCAAACGAACAACTTCGCTTGTATTGGTGCGAGGACGAATAGACATGCGAGACATGGCAGTAATTGTTTGACGGCTTCTTGCTAAAGCAGCATCAAGTCGTCTTAGTTCACTTGTATTGGTGCGAGGCCGAATTGACATCGTATTGAATTGTCTTACGGCAGAAATGCTTTTCTGAATCGACTTCTCAAAGGCAAGCATTTCTGCCTTTGCCTTCTTAAGACCAGAAAGCAAAAGGGCAAGATCCGCATTAACTTTGACATCCAGTGTACCGATTGTCGCCATTAATGTTTATCCTGCCCCTGAAAACTTATCAAATGAATCAACATCTACGTTTGATGTTGTTCTTTTATTCTTTTGTTCTTTGTCTTCTCCCGATCCGTAACAAGCTTTGAGCTTGTCAATAACGCCATCATATGCAAGCATAATATCACAAATGTGCGCTTCTTTTACTTCTTGGGGAGTCCAACCGATCCAACCGCAACCGATCTTAATGAGCCATTCCATGTATTCAGAATGGCTCATAGAGCCTTTGGGTTATCGCTATCCTCCGTAGTTTCGACAGGTTCCTTGCCACCATTGAGAAGAAGCGTAACGAACTTAACCAAGTCTGGCATTAGATCTAGAAAACCTGTTGCATAAATTGCCGCTTTGGTATTGTTGCGATCAGGTTTTTTAGAGATCAAACCAGCAATAACAACTTCCGTAAAGGCGTCTGCGTCGATGTTCGAAAGGCCATCATAGACTTTTTGAAAATTGCCGAACTTCTTTTGAAGATGTTCCATTGCCCCAAGAGTAGGAACTAGCTCGACTTCGCCAGTCCCCTCAAGTTGAATGAATACGGTTGCGTTAGCCATTGGTTATACACCCGCCGTGCTGGCAACCTTGACAATTGGTGTGTTGATTGCGATGTTGACAGTCTGTGTTGCAACATCGTTAGCGCCGCCAAGATTTTCGGGAGCGGACATAATGCGACCAGAGAAATAACGAACAGCGTTCGTTCCTGTGGCATTCTGCTTATTCGGGAATTCTATCTTGAAATGATAGTTAGCCGTCGAATCGTCGCGCTCAGCATCGTCAATTAGATCGAAACCAGCGGCGGTATCATCAAGAGCGACCGTCAATTCAAGAGTGCCTGCCGAACGCTGGCCCTTGATTGTAATAGTACGACCTTCGTTGATACAGTCGAAAGTGACTTCAGCCGATGTATCACCAAAGGAACCGATGTTGCTAAGGCAACCTAGATCCTGATAAGTGAGCGCGGCATAACCAGCTGCGTCATAAGTTGCAGGCGCGGTAGTCGTGGTTGACATAGAAACAATTGTGCCGGAAGTGGCAAAGATCGAAGCGACCATTTTTAATTCTCCAAGTGAATTTCGAAGTTGGTAATTATGATGCGTCCGACTTTATTTTCATCGTCAACCGGAGCGGAGAGCGGACCTATGGCAGTTGCTTCAATGAGGCTAGATCCGGTAGGCATGTCCAAGGAATAAGAAGGCATTCTATGGAAAATAGTCTGAATGTGTCTTGCGATTGTCTCAACATTGCGATAATTTGTGGCAATGTCATTTAGGCCATAAACAACGATATCGTGCGTTAAAGTTCTGCGACCACATGTAACGAAATCATTTTCAAGATCACCGACTAAAGGGCTTATTAGGACCATTGGATAAGGTGCAGCTTCTGGTGCTGGCCGTCTTGTAAAGATAGTCTTAGAACCATTGTAAGTCGGCAAAAGAGAAGAAATTGTTACGTCATTCAAAAGGTATTCGCGGATAGCAGGTTGCAAATCGATCATTTCAAAACCTTAATCAATTCGCTACGGATTGCATCCAAAACAGGCTTGGTTTGTGTCTTCATTGCTGGCCTGAATACAGGGCGCGGCGCAACACGTTTTCCTGCTTTGTTGATATGCCCGAATTCAAGAGGCATAGCGTAATAATAATTTGCCGAAATGACGCCCGTTAAACCGCTCCGTTCTTCAGAAGTTTTTGTTTTTAGAAGAGCGTTGCCAGTTTCATTTGCGAAAGGCTCATAAGGTCCAGAAGCTTGATGCGGGCCCCTCAGTTTTTTATGCCTGTAAACACGACCTGTCTTTTGCGTGTCTAACGTGAGATGCAGAACTTCCTCATAGATGAGTGTCGTTCCGTCTGCTACTCCATTCCTTGCCGCTTCAACTAGTCTATCAACGATAGCATCATTCCAGACTAGGGACATTTCAAACCTTGAACGATTGACATTCTGCACTCGCGAACGCCGGATCAACCTTAACCTTGCGGATCTGGAATGTTGGAAAATTAGGAAACGTTACTTTGTCATTTTTTAGGGGATCGACTTCACAAAGCCCCAAAATCAACACAACGTTGGTATCACCTTCTGGAATTCCTGCCGTGACACGGTACGCTTCGTTGT